AGGTTGTATATAATTGCCTAAGAATATATCCCGGAATATGAAAATAAAGGCGACCAAGTACAGAAATGATTACAGGGTATGGTTGGACTATGCCGGGGATTACAGAAATGAAAATATAGAATAACATGAAATATCAAAATTTTATGTGCCCTTATGAGCTTGCGCTAAAGTTGCATGAGTTGGGCGTAAATTCGGAGTCGGAATTTTATTTTGTGAAAGAGATGAAAGGAGGGGGAACCCAGATAGATTCAGTTACGCAAAATACAATGAGGTATTCATATAGAAAAGAAGGAGACCTCATACCGGCTTATATGAGTCATGAACTTGGAGAGATACTACCAAGTATGATAAATATCAGTAAATCAAAAATATGGGATGACTGGTTGCAATTGACACAATATTTCCCGAATAAGGATATCGAATACTACGAAGCTGCCTATGTTCGTTACAATGCCTACGATTCGCCAACAGAAGTATATAGCGGATTTGGGGAAACAGAGGTGGAGTCAAGGGCGATGCTTCTCTTTGATTTGTTGGAAAAGAAGATATTGACACCTGATGGTTTGAATTTAAAGGAAGTGGATAGGAGAAAGGAATATGAGAACGAATTTGAATAGTACAAGTATGAGAAACACATGTCCAGAATTCCCGCTTTTCGGTGCGAATTATCCAGACGCGACTTGCATAGATGGCATATTGTATGATCTGGATAATGTAGGTGATGATGGTGTTCTAATCAAGCCATTGGAAGAGATCCCATGCCCATTCTGCAGAACAGAGGAGTTTATCAGATACGATCCATTCAATAAAGAGTATAGCATGGATAGTGAAGAGGATATAAGAGATTGGTATATGAGCTATATTAATGAAATGAGAAATAAGTATGGGGGAAAATAAGAAGAAACAAACACCATGCCGGAACTTGAAAGATTGGCATACGAACAAATGAAGGTTTAGAAAGGTTCATAGAATGTAGTAAGATCAAAAATGTGAACTTCTTCAAGATCAAAAAAAGAAAAGATTTAATAACATTTAAAAATATAGAAATCAAATGAGTTTAAAAAGAAGTATGCTCAAAACATTAGCAATGTTAGCTATGGAAAGTACGATGACTGCCGATAAAAATATTTATTCTAATCAGAGATTGTCAAATGAAGGGATGAGATTCAATCCTGATTATCGACGCCCATCGACTTCTAGAGAGTTGAAAGAATTCACGATTAAAGGAAAAAAGATCTGTGCATACTCAAGAAAAGATGCAATCAAAAGACTTAAAGCAAGAGGGGAATTATGAAACAGACAGTAGAAGTAGCGATTGAATACGCAGGATCGGTTATTAGTTCGTTTGGAACAAATGGAGTACCGAACGGCATTTCTGCCATTAAAGAGATGATTGCTTCTGGTTTTAAATCCGGTGCCGAATGGCGGTCAAAGCAATCACCGTGGATAAAAATAAGCGATGGGCTACCGGATGTAGATGATTATTATCTTGTCACTGATGGAGAAAGTATTTCCATGGCTTACTTCTTTAAAGGCTGGAGCAAATTTGCCAAGTATCATAAATATCCGCATCCATTTTACGATGACGGGGTAGTTAAATTATATATGCCAATACCTCCGATCTCTTTAGCACTTGAAGGAGATAGAGGGATATTAAACATAGGTGAATTTAAGAGAAAGGAGATTGATTATGAGCAGAAGTAAGGAATATAAAGCGATAAAGAATTATATCCATAATGAGCTTGGGCTTACCATAGAGCAGTTGATTGAGATTATGGTGGATAATAAGCTTAGCAATAAAGATTTTAATGTCATTCCAAGAACAGTAGAAAAATATTAAAAGATAAGACGTTAAACGATATAGAGATTGTTATAATAAACAAGAATTTAAATGATCGAGGATATGGAGGATAAGGGTATTTTAGATAAGGCAAGAATGGAGGGCATGAACCAAGGGGTATGGCTGTCGGTTCAGGAGCTGGCTCACGACGGGCGATGGACGCAAGCCGCAGAGGAGCTGGTATCTTCTTGTGGATTGACCGAGGATGAATGTAGGAAGCTGCAAGAAGAAAGCGAATCATTCAATGATGAGATGATTAAGTTTATTGACAATATGTTTGGACGTGAGAATATGATAAGTGAAGGCAGTACTATAAGTGAAAACGATACTATATGTATAAATATTAAGTATCATAAAATAGGGGAAGTCTTTAACTATAAAGTTGGTATGTCTGAAATGACATTAAGAGTAGATAAGTGTGATAGATGTTCGGGATGCGCTTTTGAAAATTATATATATGATTGCGTAAAATCAGGTTGCTTGGGATGCGAAAGGGAAGATGGGGAGAGTGTTAGATATACAATAGTTAATACATAATTTACAAAGCATCATGAATGGAGAGAATATAATACCTAAGATAACAGACAAACGTGGGATGTTATGGAAACAGCCCCATAGGAGATACATAGAAATTGATGAGGAATACGCTTTAATGACCAAACAAACCTTTGAGGGTCTTAGAGAATATTCAGTAACGATCCCATCGGGGGAATATGAAGGGAAGATGTGGAAGGCCAATAGAGGAGGTATATGGTATCTATATTGGTATGATCATGACGATAATCCATCAATGATCAAAATAGAGCGAAGAGAAATATTGTTACTTAATTAATACAAAATAATATGGGAGATAGAGTGCAAGAAGCCAAAGAAGAAGGCATAAGACAAGGAATATGGCTATGCATACAAAAATTGGTGGAACTGGAAAGGTTTGATATGGCAAAATATTTTATGATATCCTTTGGATTTAATAAAAATGAGTGCGAGGGGTTATTAGATAAAAATGGTCTAAACGATAAAATGGATGTATTTATCAACCGATTATTTAACGAAAATAATCATATAAGGTATTTGAAGGATATAGGATATCATAAGATAGGTAGTATATTTAAATATAATACCGGCATGGAGAAAATAGAATTGGAGGTAATAGAGATTGATGATAGCAGTTGTGATGGATGTGTATTTAATAACAGGGGTTATTACTGCATGTATTCTTGTTGTTGCAATATAGATAGGGAAGACAATACAGATGTCATATACAAAGAAGTAAAAAGATCATGAGTTTAATAGATAAATTAGAGGATTTGGTGGTCAAGGTAGACACCGAATACCAAGAGAAGATGGAGGCGGTGATCCGGGAGATAGTTCCGGGGATGCCGGAAGGGAACGTGCGCCATGCCGCCGAGTGTATGTGTACGGACAGGATGGGGAGCATGATGGATATCGATATTTATATATTAAAGGAAGAGGATAGACCTTACGAATGCCATTATCTAAAGGATCTGCTGGAGGATAGGGTAGCTAGAATAGCCAAAATGCATGAGGATGAAAGTTATACATACAATATGGATGATAATTATTGGTGCGCCACATGTGGATCCCATTCTCATAAAAAGGATTCCAAGACAGGGTATTGTTGGTATTGCGATACAGTTAATTGGGTTAAAGAGGATGGGAAGGATGTTGGAATATAAAAACAAGCAATTATATAACAAGGAGGAATAAACATGGGAAGAGGTGTTAATACAGGCGCCTTGTCTCCGGTCGGCGGTATCGGGGAAATACGAATGCGAGCAAACCTGCGAAAAATAGTGGCGTACAAAGATTTCGCGAAACAGATGGTCATGGCACAATACGAATGATAGAGGAGATTGGTGATTAAAACATTAAATAACATTAAACATGAAAAAGAGTAGAAGAATTGTAAAGAAAATGAGCAAGAAGAGCCTTATCAACAAGAAGGCTCTTCGGTATATTATCGCAAACAGTAATTTATGTAAACATGCGATAAGAGAATTGGAATTAGCCGGATATAGCAAAGAAGAGGACGGTCCTAACAAATGGATGCGCGAACAGGTAATAGAAGCTGTCGCGCTGTTCTCTTCTCATGGTAACAGCGGATTCTCGGCACCATTTGAAATCAATCTCGTCAAGAAACTTTGCAGTTTTGATATAATCTCTCCTTTGAGATTTGACGATGGCGAATGGGAAAAAATAGGCTTAGACGGGAGTTGCCAGAATAAAAGAAAATCATCGATATTCAAAGAGCCGGACGGGAGTATCCATGATGTTGATGCATTTTCAAAAGTTCCTGTAAAAAAGTTTTTATTCGCCACTCGAACGTGGACGGAGAACATCCATAAGATAGGATGGATAGGAGGGTTGTTTGAGACGGACGAAAACGGAATACTCACTGGAAGATATTTTGGTAGATGTAATGTAAAAGACTATCAGAACGGATATATGCCAAAAGGCAAGAAAGAAATACCATGCAGGGAGATAGAGATATCGCCGGACAATTGGATTATGACAGTTGAATCAAACAATGAGGCTTTGATTGAATTGTCAAAGATTTATGATATAGTCTGGCGACAATGCCCTTGCTTGAAAGGCATAATGAATACCAACGTTACACCGGAACTTGAAAGATTGGCATGCGAACAAATGAAGGGATAAACAATGAATGACAAATTTGTAGACATGCCGAAATGCATGGCGGACAAATACGAAACCGCCGACTTTATTGCCAGCGATCCCGTCCAGTTCCCAAGGCGGTATTCCGGGCGGGACGCGGAGGTCAGTGGGTTCATTACTTCGTGGCTCTCGTTCGGGAATCGAAAGGCGATCATCGGGGCGGCGGAGATGAGGAAATGTCTTGATAAGATATTTGATTTGGCAATTAATGAAAGGCTTAAATAATTCAACACAAAATCATATAAGATGATAACTTCTATAAGGATAGACGACAACAAGAAGACTCCATTTAAATATATCCAAAAGATAAAAGCGTTCAAAAATGGCTCTGAGTTTATATTCAAGCCCGGCGTGAATGTGATTGTAGGCAAGAACGGGAGCGGGAAATCAACCCTCCTGAATATGATATCGAAGTACATGTTGTGCGAGAAAAAGATGTGTTCTGAATTACCGTCAGAAGCATTGTATTTCCCGGATATATTTGATGATGACAAGGTGCTTGACGGGATCAGTATTAAGTCGGATTATATCGGGAAGGTATTCCATCTCCTACAGCAAACTGAAATGAGAAAGGATGATATATTGGATAATATCAATAATTTAAGTTTGTATATGAATGGAGCATCTAGGTCCTCTGGGGAGAAGAACCTTCATGCCATGAACTCGCTTTTTGATTTTGTGTTTAACCAAGATGAGTATGCGTTTCCGATACAGAAACTTATGGAATTTAAGAAAAAGTCAAATGAGTTCTGGGCAAACAGGATCGACAATCTTTTAAAATACTACAAAGACAATCATGTGGTATTAATGGAGAAGGATTTTGAGTATACAATCATTATGGATGAGCCGGACAGGAATTTAGATATTGACAATATCATGGATCTGTACAAAGTATTGTCATTTCATAAACCGCAAACACAAATTATAGCCGTAATTCATAACCCGGCTTTGATTTACAAGTTGAGCAAGCTGGATTGCGTGAACTTTATTGAGATGACAAAAGGGTATTTGAAGAAAATTACTGGTTTTATGAATAAAAAATAAGAAAGGAGATGAGAGAAGAGTTGAGAACAATAGGATCAAAAGGACGCCATGTGTTTACAGCAACCTTTGTTAGATTGGGATTTAGGAATGGATACATTGGACCTGTAAAAACGATGCTTTTACAAGATGTGACACTTGATAGCAAAATAGTATCAGATCATTTGTGGTTCGATTTAACAAAAGGATTTAGTGGTGCTGATTTATCGCCAGGCGATGTGGTTGAGTTTTGCGCAAGGGTTAGTGCTTACGAGAAAGGATACAAGGGGCACAAGGATGATGTACTTAATAGACCGATAGAAAGAGACTATCGATTATCAAGACCGACAAAAATTAAAAAGATCGGGAAGAAATTAATATTAAAAGATGAGGGGAAATAATACATGATAATTATATGCCTAAAAAATTTATAATTTATTAAAATATAATGATATGAAAATTCAAGTAGAATTAAATTTGGAAGATGTATTCGAGGAAGCTATGTACAATGAAGCGACGTTGAAAGAGGAGTTTACCAGCTCGGTCAGGTTAGCTATAATACATGAACTTAAAGAAAAGTTCAAGAATGAGTTGATGAGAGAAATATCCAATCCGATATCAGAGAAGATTGAGGATATAGCGAGAGAATCAATGAACGATCTTGTCGAGAACGCCAGCGAGAAGAAATATAGGTTCAGGTTAGATTATATGGATGAGGAGTTGACAGTAGACGAGTTTATAAGAGGCAGGATGAAGAAAGTTGTAGACAGCAACATCGAGACAATGGTAGAATCAAAAGCCAAATCTTTTGTCAATGAGTTAAGGAAAAGGTATGATATGGCGTTCGCTGCCTTTGTTGTAGATAGCATGAGAAAGCAAAATATGTTGAAGGATGAGAAGATAGCTGAACTGTTAAAAGATAATCCAGATGAGAGGTAGGGAGGATGCCAAAGGAAGGCGGCGATCGGTGCTCATGACACCGCCCGTACCGGAGAAGGTCAGGGTATTATCCCCGGCATGGTATAGGGCGGCAGTGGAGTTTCAAGGTAGGCCGGAGCAGGAGCGACTAGCCTTTTGCTCGTGGTGTTGTTGTCATGGAGGGTGTAATTTGTGTATGGATATAAGCAAATACAATATAAAAGGGCTTAAGATATATGGAGGATAAGGTGATTATATACCATTTTACGATTTTAGTGTAAAATGGTATATAATCACCTAAGCGTATTAACTATTAATAATGTTTATTTAATTTAATTCAAAAACAAAATGCCTACTTTTGTAGACACATAAAAATTACACATATGAAAAAGAGTAAATTTGTAAAGGAGTTAGAGAGGATCATCGATATGGTTAAGACCGGGGATGATGGTTTCGAGTATGGTGGTAAAGTCATTTTCTATAAAGAAGATGATGATAACTATGAAATCTTGGTAAAGAACATCGAGATGAGTCTTATTGTAGAGGCCAATACTATGGCTAGTATGGATGATAGGGATTTCGCCTGCCTTATGGGTGAGGTCTATAAACAAAAGTTTACAAAGGCTGTAACGATATCGGAGGATGAGGATGATGAAGACAATTGATAAGATGACCGATCAGGAGATATATGATCTTACTGATGAGCAGGTAGAGAAATTGATCGTAATAAGATGTGCGGAGGAAGGTGTCAGGTTTATGGATGAGCCTCCAATCATGAGGACATATGACTGTAAACCTATTTCTCCATCCCATTTCTTCTACTATTTAGAAGGATTGAATATAGCCGTTCTTGATCAGGATGATGCTATTAAAATAGCTAAGTTCTTAAGTGACTTTGATCTGTACAGGACTAGATATGATTTCACCGTATCCAATGAAAAGCTATACAGCAAATTGGATATAATTAATATCAAACATACTCCGATGTTTGATACGAAAGACGAGGAGACCTATAAGTCTATCAAGGATAAGAACGATAAGATTGAGGCGGAATATAAAGACCAGCTAGAGAGATATGAGAGAAATATGAAGAAAATGAGTAAAATTCGGGTCGAGATATGGGATAAAGTAGCCGATATAAGACATAGGATTGATAATATGAACTATCTTAGGTCGCTTTTTGCAAGGGAATATCTACCACTGGTGGATAATGATACGGATAAGGCTATGATATTTTTCAAGAAGGCTTATGGCGTGGATGATGATACGGAAAGATATATTCGTGAAGGAATAAAAGATTATCCTTTGTTTAACAATAATATAGATTAAAATGCACAATTGGTTTAAATGTACGGTTTCTTATGAGACCGATGCCGAGAACGGCATGAAGAAGAAGGTAAAGGAAGAGTATTTAGTAGATGCCTTTTCTTATACCGAATGTGAGGCTAGAATCATAGAGGAGATGAAGCCATTCATATCCGGTGAGTTTAGCGTTGATATCAAACGATTCAGGATAGCGGAATTGTTTGCCATGGATGGAGACCGGTTCTATAAGGTCACGGCTGATTATATTACGATAGACGAGAAATCGAACAATGAGAAACGCAAGGCGTTTAACTACATCGTTCGGGCCAATGACCTTGATCATGCCAAAAAGAATTTCGAGGAAGGCATGAAAGGAACCATATCAGATTTCGTTGTCACTTGTATCAAGGAAGAGAAGAAACTGATGGACTTCTACGAGTTTGATGGTAAGATCAGGAATCCGGAGAAAAATGAGGATAGTAGACAGTAAAGCTAGCTACGAAACCACGTCGTCCATAGCCGAGAAGTTGATGGAGATAAGTAAAATGGAGGGTACGATTTATCGTATCCTCACATTGTCTAACAAAACTTATCTAGCTTCTAAATTAGGATATAGCAGATCGGGGTTCTATAAGAAGATACAAAACAGGAGTTTTAATATCCGGGAACTAGCTCAGATATTCGATACGATCATCAACTTCAAGGATCAAGATTGGACTGAGGGTAAGATTAATAGGCTTAAGAGGTATAGGGCTATGAGCCTTATGGAGTTCAACAAAAGTTATAAAAAGAAAAAGGCATGAGAGGTAGGATGTTACCGTGTGAGAGATGTGGGAGGATGGTAACCATAAGGAGTAAGGGGTTGTGTCCCGCGTGCAGAGCCAAGGAGCTACCGCCAAAGGAAAGGGCGGCGATACGGGTGAAGGCCAAGCCAAAGGGGAAGAACCTAGCCGTTTTCTTTGGCGCCCATGTGGCTAGATTGAGTATGACAAGGAGATCTGCTACCGGCGCATACATACCATGCCCGGGGGTAAGCAACATATGCCACTTATACCCTAAACGGAAATATAAATCAGTTGCCGAGGATAATGATAACATTATCTACTTGACGGTTGATGAGCATGCAAAATTCGATTATCTGTTAGATACGATGGATTTCAGCCGGCTCTTGGACGAGTTTGGCAACGTATGGCTGTTGGCAGCCAGACGGATGAGGGATCTCGCACCTAAAGTCGAGGAGGATGGTAAATTAAAAACCAGATTATTATCATGGATAGAAGAAAACAAAGATTACTTTTAGACCTAGGATATAAGGCTATAAGTGACACAGTATATAGTTATGGGACGATCATAGAAGTCATAAGCGATCAAGAATTGTTTGATGAGATGAAAGTTCGTTTATCCGAGAGACACAATGTGGCTATTGCGGATGATGGAGAGATAGGATGTTCGGCTTTAGGCAAGATTTTAGGCAAGATAAAGGACGAGAATGCGTCGTCATATTATTGGCGATCATCATTACCAGTATTAAGATCATATCATACAGATCCTAAATTTACCGCTTTCTTTGGCATATTAGACGTTTTATCAACGGTCCCGAAGAAAGATATGGTCGAGGAGGAAAAGCCTGTTGAAGAGCCTAAAAACGAGCCTAATGAGGAGATGGAGGTTGAGTATGATCTGGAGACAGAGCAACAGTATTATGCCGCTGAATGGATAAAGGATATCCCGACACCTGTGTTATATAGAATGACTGTCGCCGGCAAACGCGTGTATTATGAGATGGATGTTGATGGGTATCCTATCATATACGATGGAGCCACTAACAATATCGCCAATGGGTATTGTGATACGTCCGGAGCCTTGGAGAAATGGAAGAATGAGATGAGACTCAAGGGCAAGGACCCTGATGATTACGCTAACTATAGGGCTGACTTAGGTACTATCATGCATTATCTATTTGGGTTGTATCTGACCGGGGTTAACATAAAGCTGATCCCGACATGGATCAGGAAGGTGGTCAAGGAAGCCAAGCTAAGAATAGACAAGTATAGGATGGAGCGGATATTAGTGGATAACATTGATGAGCTAATAGAGGATCTAATATCATTTGCCATATTCTGCAAGGAAAGACATGTAAAACCTGTATTGATCGAGAAGATGTTGAGGTCAAGCAGGTTAAAGGTAGCTTCTTCGGTGGACGCCGTGGTGGAGATGGATAGCGAGCCGGAGACAGTGGAGATAGAGGTCGAGACAGGAGAGTTCTATAAGACGGGAGCCAAGAAAGGTCAGCCTAAGACGGAGAAAAAGAAGATAAAGAGATGCAGGAGGATATTCGCTATATTGGACTTCAAATCAAACAGGAAGGGCAATTTCTATGACGAGTACGCTTTCCAGCTTGAGCTATATAGAAGAATGATACTGGAGAACTACGGAAAGATATTGGAGATAGAGGAGATATATAACTTCGCTCCGGGTGATCCTACTGCAAAGACCAGCCAATATAAGCTGAAAAGACAGACCGACAACCCTATATTGAATATGGCTACCGTAGTATATCTTCAAGGAAAGTATAAGTTCGAGAAAACTAATTATACGGTTACATCAAGAATCGGATCCTTAGATATAGAAGGCGAGTTTGATGTTAATAAGTTGGTAAGGAAAGAGCCGCTGAGGGACTATATATATAGAGTCATGAATGAGAGGAGAGGGTGATGGAATTTAGGGAGTTCAATAAGAGCGTTCATCGGTATGAGCTGGATCATAGCAAACCAAGGAGGAAGCTGACGTGCCCGCAATGCGGCAAGGATAAGTGTTTTACGCCGTACGTGGACGTAACCACCGGTCAGATCGTTGGAGAGCAGTTTGGGGTGTGTGATCATAAAAATAAATGTGGTTACTTTAAATATCCAACAGGGAGCGAACTTGGGAACAATGATCTTTTTACCGATTCAAACAAAGTATTAAGGAGGTACAGACCTCCTATGGATCCGGATATAGCCAACTGCATTCCGGTAAGCAAGATGTTTGAGACGCTTAATCCTTTCGAGACATCCGATCTTCAGGATTATCTATCCAATATCTTCGGATCGTATCATACCAATAGGGCATTTAGCTTGTATAAGGTGGGGATGATGAGATTCGGGGACTGGGGTAAGTGCTGTGTGTTCTGGCAACTGGATAAGAATTGGGTAGTGCGGACCGGGAAGATAATGGACTACGGGCCTGACGGGAAGAGGGTAAAGGTTCCCATGGATCATGTATGTTGGGTGCATATACTGGACGGTCAGGATTACCTGCTTAGGCAATGCCTGTTCGGGGAGTTTCTTATCAACTTCTATCCCAATGACGCTCCGGTGTATATAGTAGAGTCAGAGAAGACGGCTGTTATCTGTAACATCGTGTACCCTAGTAGGTTGTTTATGGCCTGTGGCGGTATCCATATGCTGAAAAGGGAGATGATAGAGACATTGGGTAGGAGGCGGATAGTCCTGTACCCGGATAAGGGCGACGCTTTCAACGAATGGAGAAAGAAGGTAGACAAGGATATGAGGGGGATGAATATAGAGATAAGTAATTTTCTAGAATCAAAACCCAATATAAATGAGGGAATGGATATAGCGGATTATTTTATTATTAAACAAATTTACAATGGCAAAGGTAGTTGACAATTACAAGAAATTCAAGGTGCTTGAAATAACAAGACAGGAGATGATGGATAAGCTCACCAGATATGGGTGCTTAGGTATTTGCGATATGTGTAACAGACCTACATCCGTGGGCTATTATGTAGCAGTAATCAATCAATGGATGTGCGAGGACTGTTATAATGATTTCATCAAATCAGTTGACAGGTATGAGGAGGATATGAGAATAGAGAACAGGAATTTTAATAGATTCTGTGATCTATTTAATGTCAAAATACAAGAAAAGGCATGAGAGAGCTATCTTTAGCCCAGAAAGCTATGTTAAACGGATCCGTATGCCCGTATTGCAAGGCCCCATCCACTATGATAAATACGGTGGAGGGAAAGCAAGTTGGGTGCGAGAAGTGTGGGGCTTGGATGAGATCCGATTCTACGGGTAAACCTGTAGGTAGGTTAGCCAAGCCGGATCTCCTTAGGTCTATGGATATGGTAATGACCGAGATCAACGTATTCTTAATAAAAACAGGACATGATAGACATGATCTTTACAAAGAACTATCCGGTGAGCTTATGATACCGGAGGAGCATATATCCCCTTACAAGATGTCTTTGCCATCATTACTTAAAATCATGAGACATATCAAGACATATAGTGATAATCGGATACAGATATATGATGGAGGGAGGGGGAATAACTGCCCTAGGCATAAGGCGATAGCGATAGGCGGTAGCGCATGCCACGGATGTCCGGAGCATCTATTCCATGTAGTGGATAAGGTAACTGACTTGGTGGTGTGTGACGCTGACATGAGTTACGGTGATTACAAAAAATAATTATTAATAAAAATTGACAGAACATGAAAGTAATTTTCATTCACAAACAGACAGGGTTTTATGTAGGAGGATCAGTGTTTAACAAGACATGTGGTTTTTACAAATGCAGAGATAAGATGATAGAAAAAGGCATAAGCGAGGATAAGGCCAACATGCTTATTGATATAATAGGTCCGCACTTATGTGTGTGGGAAATAAAAGATGGGGATGATCCTTACGAGAGCATGAGAAGCAGACTCGGAGATAAAGCCTCATATTTAGATGGAGAGGATATTATCGTAGAGGATTATAATTATGATGAGGAGGACGAGGATGGGGAGATCGACTGAATATTACAGAACACATCCGGAAGCCAGAAAGAAGAAGGCTGAGACGGATAAGAAGATCAACGCCAGACCTGAGCAGAAAGCCAAGAGACGGGAGTTGGGTCGCAAGAACTACAAGACCGATAAGCTAAAGGGTAAGGCTTATCGGAAGGGGAAGGATCTATGCCATACGGCTAAGGGGTTAAAATATAAATCAAGATCAGCTAACAGAGGATCTAAATCCGATACGGCTGGCGATAGAAACGCAAGAGGATGAGTGAGGATAGGATATGGAGGTCATCCAAGGAGATTATCATGGATGCCTATGAGAGGATAAGAAAGTATCAGTCGGGAGAGCTTCTCCCGGCTCGTACTGGATACGCTTATCTTGACAAGGCGTTACTGGGCGGGTTCTACCCACAACATGCGGTGGCTATAGGCGCTAGGCCCGGAGTTGGCAAATCTTATCTGGCGCAAAAAATCATGAGCAATGTGATGAATGTCAATATCAATCCACAGGCAGATGATTATGTATGGTTAAGATGTGAGTTTGAGATGAACCCAGAAGATTTGATGTTACGTTCACTATCAAAAAAAATGGGGAAAGACATACAAGATATACTCCTTAACGAGATGTCAGAAGATGAGGTAAAAGAAATGCAGAGATGCCTTAGAGAAGAGAACTCTAGCAGAATAACATACATCCCTAAACCATCAACCGTAGATGAGCTTCAAAACTTTCTGTGGAATGAGTATATGCCAATAAACAAAGATAAAAAAATGGTATTCGTGTCTATAGATCATACGGCCCTGATACAAGGTTCAGGAGATGCCAAAAGGAATATCGACTCGTTGATAACCATGTGCAATATAGCTAAAAGGACTTTTCCTAATATTTTCTTTCTTATAATATCCCAACTCAATCGTGATATCGAAGGACGACGGGATCCAAAAGATCATATGCCAAAGCAATCTGATTTTTATCAATCAGATACATTGGGACAGTTATGTACGGCTATGGTAGCGTTAAATATCCCGAAGAGATACGGGTACTCCTCATACATGCAATTTCCGCAAGGATGGTATCCTAATCTGGAACGTTTTAAAAGTGAATCAAGACGATCCTTCCGTGTGGATGGATTATTATTCCATCATATCGTAAAGGTCCGTCAACGGTCATTAGAGGAGATTGATGCGATACATGTAGATATCATGAAAGGATATGAGCGATATTATCCTGATGGAGGGGTGGTGCGCCAAGAAAGACCGGGAGGCTCGGATGCCCCCGTGGGTAGCGGCAAGCCGGACACGACCGTGGTGACGCTGCCGCCCCCGCCTCCCAGTATCCCATTGGAGCAACAATATATACCGCCTAGTGATGATTTCAATGTAGTACATGACGAAACACCTTATTAAGCATGAGATTGAGAAAAAATTTTTTGCTTGTCATCATAAAAGGGATGGAGATGTTATTAAAAGCCAATTTCTCCACCGAAAACAAGATGGGCATACGAGAGATTATATCCTCATTAAAGGAAATGGCCGAATACAGTATCAGGTATATCATAAACCGGGACAGGGAGAAGGAGATCATGAGCATCTGTGATGAGGTATCCAATAAAGTACAGGAGTATAAAAGAATGAACGATAACTCAATGGTATTGGAATTGGAGAACTTGAAGCGGGAGGTAGTGGCGGTAGAGGATCTTCTTAGCTCTTACAAGGGGGTTCTTGATGCCGAGCTGGTGATAGCCGAGGATGATATCAGGATCATACGGGACAAGATCGCTATAAGCCTGAGGGAGGACGGGACATGTAAGAGCATGACTGACGCCGATAAAAGGGCTAGGGTGGACGTAAGATACGAGAGGGCGTTAGAGGATTATCGCATCCTTCTAAGATGCGCCAATACGGTTAGGGCTAAGATGTCGGTTATAGGACATCTTAATCAATCAATAAATCAATCCATATCAGTTGGCAGGGTTGGTATGGCTAATGAATCTTATACGGTAAAACAATATGAGAAAGGGAAAGAGATTATCGAAAGCAGACGGCCTTAGGGTATTGATAGGAGCTTACAATGCTATAGAATGTAGACGTGAGTTAACTATGTGTGCAGCTATAACCGAAACGGCTAATATGCTTGGATTAGTGGATAGAAAAAAAGTTTTAGCATATGAACTTATACCTGAGTTGAGGATGTTTAAGCCGATAAATAGTCGTATAGAGGAAGCTTGGTTCAATCTTTCCGATAAGTATACAAGGCTATATATATTACGCACGTTGATTAACATATACAACGATACCGATCATCCTGGTATAGTAGAGAAAATAGCTAGAAAGATTAGGTCAATATTTTAACTCATTAACTTATGTATATTAATTTTGAACAGATGATGACATCAGGATTAACAATGTCCGATGTCGGGTATCTTTTGATGATCCGGCAGAAAGAGGAGATGGCTAGCGTCATTCCAAAGGAGAAAATAGATAGTTATAAAGCATCTGGTTATATCGAGCTTCAGAAGAATGGGAAGTGGAAGATAACACCAAGGGGAGGGTCGTTGCTGATGCTGATAGAGACGCCCGGCCTGACCCCGGAGGTCGAGGGGATCCGGGACCGTATCGTTGGGGTATATAACGATATGGGGAAGGATACAGGGGCTATTAAGGAGGTAGAGAAACGGCTCGTATGGTTCGTGGCTAATACCAACTTCAAGGAAGAACCTATAGTAAGAGCCGTAATATCCCACATAGATCTTAAACGTGAATATACGATGAGATTGGATAACTTGATCTGGAAACCATCAAATGTGTATAGCGTGCATATGAGTTTGTCGGAATCAACGTTATTCGATACGATCATAAAAATGTATGGCATGACGTCTGACTTGTATCTTAGGGAGAACAAGAACAAGGAGCTGGCATGGTTGTTCGCCATAAGCCGGCTTCCGGATCCCCCAAAGAGAATGGATAAGGAATACGCTATCACAGGCGATGTTAAGATGGATATCGAAAGGATATCAGATATAAAAAAAGAATTAGGTAGAAGATTAAAAATGTCGATTTAGATTATGGAAAAGGATAAATTATTGAGAATGATAAAAGAGGTGATATTCGAAAAGGTAGGTGAATTTAATGGGCTTAATCATCCTGAATCGATAACCAATAATGATGAGCTGGGCGCGGATATGGCCTTGGATTCCCTTGATTTCGTGGAAGTCGTAATGGAAATGGAGAAGAGAACTGGTAGATATATACCTGATGAAGTGCTTGATGTCAAGCCTTATCGCGAATTGACGGTAGGAGAGCTTACAAATATGTTGTACGATTATTTAAAGGATTATGAAAAGAGATGAGTTATTGGAGATAGTGAGGGAAGAGATATTCGAGAAAATGCATGAGTTCAATTACATTAATAATATAGAGGTAATTGACGATGTAAGAGAAGACAGTAATTTGTCATCCGATCTAGCTATGGATCCATTTGATTTATTAGAGGTATTGATAGGGATTGAAGAAAAGATGGATATAAGGATACCGGATGATGTCTTTGGCGATAAATCTGTCGATGAACTAACTGTAGGGATTTTTGTGGATATGTTGTACGATTGGCTTGAGAGTAAGTAATGGACTTCGGATATGATGATTGGGAAGAGGGGCTAGAGACCCCTCTTGTCGATGATTGCGATGACGATAATAATGAGGAGGAAGAATATGATTTCAGTTAAGGAGTTAAGAATAGGCAATATTGTGAAAGATAAGGATGGTAATATATGGAGGATAGGATGTATTACCGGTATGCATAAGGACAAAGGGAGTTTGATTCTCGAACGCAGAATTGATAATGGCACAATAAAGTGGTATACTTCCGAATGTGATGTTTATCCAATAAGCTTGAATGAGAGGATATTGGATTGGATTGGATTTAACGATTATGATAATCATGATTACCGCAATAAAGGAGATATAACAATAACAAAAGATTACGTTTTAAGTATCACGCGTTTATGGGGTAACACAGTTGTTAAAATGGATATCAAAGGATTCCATCACCTTCAAAATATAGCATATGATTTATACGAAACATCACTTGATTTAAATATATTCGATGATGACTATCCCGGAGACACATCTCTTGTGTAAGATAATAAATGGGGAGAAGGTTCTCGCCGCTTCTTACTCGCAGATAGACACGTTTGTCCAATGTCCATATAAGTGGTATAAGACTTACGTGGAGGGTCACAGATCCACGGAGAAGCACGAGGCTACGTCATATGGTACGGTTATCCACCAGACAATGGAGTATTTCTTCAAGAACGGATGTAGACCTTCTTATGAGGATATGAGTAAGGCTTTCAATTACTATGCGGATATAGAGAAGATTCCTTTTGATAGCGTAAAATCCCAGATCGAGTCTATGCAACATGCGGCTAGGCTAATAAGATGGATTGTGGGGTTGTTTGAGAAGGATGCTGCTGGCAATTATAAGAAGGCATGGTCTGATCTTACGCCAATGGAGAAGGTGGTCCGGGGGTCGAGACCGGCCGGCGTGGAGGAGGGCTTCGTCCTGCCTTATAAGCTACCCAAGCCACTTACCTTGGATGGCGTGACGTACGATAAGGTACATATCATAGGATCGGTGGACTGGCGTGGAGAGTATAAGACAAAAGACAGGATAGCTATGTATACGATAGACTGGAAGTCCGGGAGAAAATTATTCGATGAGGATAAGCTGCTTCACAATCTCCAGCATCCGATATACGCCTTCTACATACTGAGAAAGTACAAGGTATTACCGGATATGTGCAGCTATTTCTTTACCCGCATGCTGGACAATCAGAACGTGAAGGTAGATAAGGAGAAAGTAGAGAGATCGGTCAAGGAACTTAACGATATTCTCCTTGACATGTATGATTTCGAGACAAATAAAATAGATAGCTATCAAGCTCACGTTTGGGACGACGCCAAACAGGGGTATAAGTACGAGAAGCGCTACCTCATGGGACGCCAGCCGGCCTGCCTTGAACCCCGCCCCAAGCCCTTGTGTTTTTGGTGCGATTTCTCGATCCACAAACAAGGGACATGCAGGTACTCATCGGATTGGGATGAGTCAAAAAGAAAGAATAAAAAAGATTAACTTTATTAAAAAGCCTAGGTAAATATCTAGGCTTTAATTATATTTGTGTCAATAAATAAATGATTATGGATAAAAACGAAAGAGAAAAACAGGTATTGGATCTTCTGATGTCTAGAAAGGATATTAGGAAATTGGTAGAGAAATCAAATGAATGTTATTCTAAAATGGATTTCGTTGGTGCCATGAAATGCCGGCAGGAGATAAAGGATATCGTAGATCGAGAATCTAAAATCATGTTGACAAAAAGTGAGTCTTTGATAGGCTTGATGAATAATGCTGATAATGAATATAAATTCAATATGCTGGTATGGCTACATTCCATGATGTGTATGGCGGATGTATTTAACGGGATATTGGAGGATTTCAAGGATGGGGTAAGAAAAGCCAATGGCAACTCCAAGTTCGTTAAGTTCGATAATCTGGATCGGTTAATGACAGAATGTAAGAAGGAGATTGATTACCTGATGAAAGGCACAAGTAAATCATTCCAGATATCTTTTGCCGTAAGAAGCGATGAGCTAAGGGAGATGATAGAGAATATGGTTGGCGACAATATCCGGGAAGGGTATGATATGTTTAAGGAAGAGGCTAAGATGACCAAGGAGACAGACAGGAGCAAGATAGAGGAATTTAATAAAAAGCTTGACCATGATCAAATGTAATATAAAGCTAGGCGATATAGTCTATACCCAGATAGGAGTAGGAGAGGTGATAGCCATAAGCAAGACCAAAGAGACTTTGATGGTGAAGATGGATGATGGTCGGGAATGCCCTATAAGACTAGAGTACGTAAAAGGCGTTTTTGATAACTACAAATCCAAATGATTTACAAATTAAGACCATATCAAGAGGAGTGTGTTAAAAGTATCTCCGATTACATAAATTCTGATAGACATGATCCGGTATTGATCGTAGGTCCTGTAGGTTGCGGTAAGTCACTGCTGATAGCAGAGGCGGCTAGATTGATGGGAGATAAGACGCTGATTTTACAACCATCAAAAGAATTGCTGCAACAGAACCACAACAAGATAACGTCGTATGGCATACCGGCTACCATCTACTCCGCTTCCTGTGGAAAGAAAGAACTGTCTAACATGATATACGCCACGTTAGGGTCTATCAAGAAGGTTGTTGGTCAGCTTAAGGAGATGGGGATCAGGAACGTGTTGATAGATGAGGCTCATGCCGGGTATAGCCCGGAGGACGGCAGTGAGTTCATGACATTCATGAATGAACTGAAACCGAAAAAGGTGATAGGGTTTACCGCTACACCATGCAGGCTTAAAACGATGTCGATAGGGCAGGTGTCATATTCCCAGCTTAATTTCATCACTCGTATGAGACCGGTATATTTCAAGAACCTAATCCATGTCATACAGGTGGAGGAGATGATAAGGCAAGGATTTTGGACACCTCTTAAATATGAGACATGGGATTTCAATGGAGATGCCCTTAAACTTAATTCTAACGGCTCCGAATATACGGCCGAGTCTATTAGTGAGGCGGTGAGAAAAAACGGCTTAAACAACCTTATTTTACGTCGGTTGATGGTATTAAAAGACGTATGCAGATCTATACTGGTGTTTATGGATTCTGTTGAGAGCTGCAATACCGCCGCCGAATGGATGAACGCAAAGATATGCGCTGGCATGGCGGAAGTGGTTCACGGAGGCACGCCAAAGAAACAGCGGGAGGCTATAGTCGAGGGGTTCAAGTCAGGTAAGACGAAGGTAGTGTTCAACTATTCCGCCCTCGGTACGGGATTCGATCATCCGGGTCTGGATTGCGTGATAGTAGGAAGGCCGACATTCTCGTTCTCGTCGTTTTATCAGTGGCTTGGAAGGGCAGTCCGTATAAAAGACGGAAAGGATAGTGCTTTGGTCGTTGATTGTTGTAACAACTCGTCAAGGTTCGGTGATATAAGGAAACTTAGTATAGAGAACTACAAGGGGTATGGATGGGGAATGTTTATCGGCGATAAGCTAATAACTAATATCCCGATGGGGGATAAGGTAACGAAAACAGATCTGGATATCAAAGCCGCCAAGAAAGATCGTAGGAGGGGGCTGGCGCAGGGCGTAACCGCCGCCCCTGTTCCCGGAAGGCCGGATCATCCCCTTGGATCTACGGTGATGACATTCGGCAAGTATTGTGGATGGATGTTTCATTCGATTCCAGTATCGTATTTCAAATTCATAAACGAGACATTTGACTGGGATAATGACAGGAACAAGGATATAAAAGAATACATAGATTTTTTAATCAAAAACAACAGATTATGACAGGATGTATATATCATGAGGCTGATCTTGACGGAGTAATGTCAGCGGCTATAGTAAAAAAGTATTTCAAAGGGGACATTGATCTTCTTCCTTACAATTACGGCAAGGAAATACCTGACGTGAATAAATATGATAAGGTGTTTGTAGTTGACGTGTCATTTGGCGATAGAACGAGATTCTTATTCGACGAATGGGAAGACAAGGGGATAGATGTCACATGGATAGACCACCATAAGACGGCGATAGAAGCTGTGAAGGACTATAATGTCAAAGGCAAAAGACGTATCGGAACGGCGGCTTGTGAGCTTACGTGGGAATATCTTTTCGATGATATCGAAACCCCTGACGTGGTAAAATTATTGAGCGCTTATGATGTATGGGATCATGATCGCTTCGAATGGAGTGACGTTCTTTCATTCCAATATGGGATGAGAGGGTATTGCGGGCTTGACGTTGACATGGTCAGGGAGGTGCTAAACAAGGCGAATGGCGAGTTTGTTTCTGATATGATAAGAAATGGCGAGGCCATAATAGAATATATCATCGAGAAAAACAGAGGAGAAATGAAGATGTTCTCATTCGAGGCAGATATATTTGGATACAAGGCGATATGTATGAATACTACGGAGTTTAACTCCACCACATTCGAGTCTATGTACGATCCTAGAAAACATGATTTGATGATGCCATTTTGCTGGAACGGCAGATTCTTCAGATGCTCGTTCTATACCACCAAGAAGGAGGTGGATG